AATGGATCATATTTAATCGATGCTGAATAGATAATTGGTGCATAAGTTTCCATGATCTCTTGCATCTTGTCTTTGACAAAATTCATAAACTGGCCAATACCATCGGTACCAATTTCACGTGTATAGAAATGAGTGAGGATTCGCCGAGCGAGTTGTTCTTTGCTCCATACTCCTTTGTCATTAATTGTTTGGATTTCTTCTGGTGTAAGGAATTCACTAAGATCGTAATCCATGAACCATTTCTTGACTTCTTCTTCACCAAAGGTAGAAATCACTTCACGAAGTTCGTAAGTATATTTACTCATCGCTAAGTTCCTCCTCTAACTTCATTTCTTCTTTTTTACCTTTACTATAGTCATTGGTAATGCTTTCATATTGTTTAACTATATTGTAAAGGTCGCTTCTCACTTTGACATCAATGGCTTTATCACCCATGAGGCCGTATTTTTCATTGAACTGCTTGCACGCTTCTTTTCGTGGTGTGAGCAATGCTTGCAAGTTCAAGTTTAGTAACTCGTTATTACTATCCACTTCACTACTAATTAGACGTTCTCTCTTCTCAGATAGATTTTGGATACCCATTAGAGTCAAGAACTCGTTCCAGATCTCTCGCTTATATTGATAGATGTCATTTACGATAAATGGTGCTTCAGTCTTTATAGCTTGCAGGGCATCAGGACTAATCAAATTCTTATCTGCGAAAATCGCAGGTGTATTTCCTTCATATTCTTCATACATCTTTTTCAAGGTGTAATACTGTTTCTGATCTGTAGTGATAAGAATTGGCGTTCGCTGTGCTTTGATATTTACATCTGCTGTACGTTGAGCCTCTGCTAGTCTATAAGCAAAGAGTGAAATACTCATCGTGGTAGGAATGCGTTCGTAATTATTCATGACGAGAATACATTCTTTACCTTTTTCCTCGCCAGTGTCTTTCATATACAAACTGCGTCTTTGGTTAAAACGATATGAATAACATACGATTTCAGTTGGAAGACCATATAAATTAATGTATCCACCATCCGCTGCCATAGTGTTCATATATCCATACATATCATCATAGAGAAGTGCAGCTTGGCCAGTATAGAACAAACACATTTCAAGGAAGCGAGCATTCATGGAATCTGGTAAGTTAATCCATTCAAACATCGAAAGACAGATTTTCTTCATTCTCTCAAGGTAATCTATATACGTCTGATCATTCATGAGAAGAGCATCACGAAATGCATCTTTAGGTGGTATTTTTCTTATTTTTTGTCCCATTAATTACCTCTTTCTTATATTATATCATTATTTTGAGTGTAATCAGCGAAGGTTGTAGGATTATGCCAGAAGGTAATACCACGATCAAACATCCCTTTAATCTCCTCTAAATCACCTTGAGGAATATCAGCATCAATATAACAACCAATGGTTTTAACATAGTTCCAGTTTCTGCGTCCGGTGATGTTGGGGATTTTTACTTCATTTACTTTGTACCCATACATATCAAAATAATGATCAAGAACAGATGCATATTCTGGACGAATGGTCTGAAGAGAAACATTGTAATATTCATTAGCTCCTTGCATCCAGTCACCCATATTTGTATCACCTTCAGCACGATTAGGAAGTTTGGACGCTTGTATTACATTTCCAATAGAATTTGCAATTTGTGAACCAGCAGCTAATACTCCAAATGGATTTCCAACACCGGCACTTAAAAGACCTGAAGCAGTTGATGCACCAATACTAATTGCTGTATTAATACCATTTTGTGTAAGCCAGTTGGTATAACTATCGGATGCCCATGCACAAATAGGAAGTTTCCTTGCAGATACAGCATATTCAGGTGCAATTCCATTAAAACCTATAACACCAACTTGTTTTAAATTCTGTGGTACCAATTTAATTGCACAACCTTGTGATAATGCACCATACATTTTGAATCGTACAGTATCTGAGGTAAAATCTTCATAATGATATTCTTCTATTTCACCAACACCATTAGATACTGTAAAATAATTATATGGCCAACAAAGTAATTTTTTGTTACGGGGTAAGTATGAACCAGCAAGAGTTGATGGCCGATCTAGAGTGTAAGTTTTCATATCTGTTAAACCTACGTATGACCAGTCACTTATAGTTATGATGGTTATTGTAGCTGTTATAGGTGTATCGCCTTCATGAAGAATAAATGTTTTTTGTTCAAAGTAACCTTTATCGAATAATTTAATTGGTGCCATGAAAATACTTTCGATATTTTGGTCACTTGAATATTCTTGGTAACATTTAATTATTCCAGCAGCGGCTGCTTCATCTCGTACAGCAAACATTCCTAAACCTGTGAAACTTTTTGCGTTTAATGGATACCAATGTGAAGGCTTAATTTCATCGGGAAAACTACTAACAAGAAATACAATACATTCTGCACCTTCAAGAAATGAATGGGTATTACCATCAATATCTTCAACATCACCACTAGGTTTAACTGTATATCTTCTAATACATGATATAGGGCCTGTTTCTAGATTCTCAGGAATAGTATGAAGGCCAAACGTATCATCGTTCACGTGTTCTCGTTCTACAAACACCGGTTTATACGTGAGATCAAACTGCCATGTCTGCCAAACATCAGTCTTAATCGCAATAGCTGTTACGTTATCATTGAGATATTCAATACCAACAATGTATGCATAGAACCATTTATCACTATAATTAGTGTTTTTATACATCACGTAATTATACTGCAAGATATCATCATATTGTGCAGGGAAGCGAATAGTGTTATCTTTTCTCTGGTAAGTAAAATCCCCTTCTTCGATTACATATTTCGGAAGGGAACTAAAGTAATTATATTGGGCCGTTTTGGAAGCAAAAGTTAGCTGATTAACTTCATCCATTTCAAGTGGCACTTTGAGTAATATTACATCAGTATTAGGTGTAATTACAGCCATTATAATCCTTTCCTTAAAAGTTCTCCACAGGATGTGGATAACCCTGTGGAAAACTATTTAACTTTATTATTCGCTGTCTGAACCGGATGGAGTTGGTTCTGCAGTAGTGTAGATCTTAGCATTTGCAAAGAGTGAGTAATTCACCATGCGGACATCGTTCAAATAGTATTGCCAGCAGCGGTTGTTTGGGTTGTACCACTGATCCATTGCGAAATCTTGGGTTTTAATCTTGAACCAGCTCTTATCGCAAAGCATACATTTAATCATGCTTCCATCGACAACCTTCTTACCATCCTTGTCGTACTGGTCAAATGAGTCGACAGTGATTTTCCTTGCGAGGTAAGAATCTTTGTCTAGGTTAAAGGCAGCGGCGAGTACCTCAGTGTCAACCAAAGCTTCAACATCAGCCGAGATAAGAATTACGAGATCTTCTGGATCGCTCCAAGTCTGCAAAGCAAAGGCACCTTCACCTTTAACATCCTGCCATGCATTGTAAGCAGTGGAAGGAATCTGCATCTTTGAGTAGTCTGCACGAATCTTGCGAACAAGAGCAGTAGCAGTAGCTTTGTCTGTTGGGTTGGTGATTACTTCATATTTAACAGCACCAGCTTTAAATGCAGCAAGTGGCAAACCTTTAATCTGGTTGTAACGAGTGATGTATGCACCATTGAAGAGTGAATTCACCATACCAGAAATGAGGCCTTCTAGTTGATCCCATGAAGTGAAGGCATTGCGAACTTTCTCACGAGTAATCGTTACACAGTATTGAAGATCACTATTAACAGCGAGATATTGGACTGCGATTTCACTTTCATACTTCTGCAAAATACCTGCAAAGTCGTTGATATCGAATCCACGAGCTTTGGCTGGATTTACATAAACATCCTCGATGAAGTTACCAAGAGGCATTCTTTCACCTTCAAGCTCTACGAGAGGATTAGAGAAAGTTTTGTTATATACAGCAGTATAGACTACTTTCTTGAGAAGTCCCACGAAATCGTTTAATACTGCAAGATTCTGTGAATCGAGAATCGGTGCACCGAACTCACCAATAGTAGTGGATTCAGTAACAACTGGTACATAT